CCATTATCCCATGGAAGATACATGCAGACCTGAGATGGTACAAAGACAAAATTCCATACAAAGCAGTGCTAGTGCCTCTAGATGTAGAAAGCGATGATGATGCATGGAAAGAAACATACACCATTGCTTTCAAGCAAAGAAATTATCTCGAAGGCAATATAGATTCAAACACAGGCGAAAAAGGTAACACAGACCAAAGCACATGGAAAAGACCATATGATAAACCAGGAATGCATTATCTCAAAGATGGATTTAAAATTACCACAGATGAACACAAGAAATATTTCAGTCACATGCCTTACGAATATCTAGAAGGTCTTGAGATAGACAATCTGTACAAGTGGGAGCCAGGCGGTTGCGTGGTGTGGGATCAAGATCAACTGCACTGTGCAGACAATTTCCTAGCGAATGGTATAACCACCAAACGTAGTTTGATTTTCTTTACCAATCAAGCATAAGTTGACAATTTTCAGATCAGTAGTATAATTGTGGTATGATTCACGCTATGATAGATCTGGAAACTTTAAGCACAAATCCAAATGCCACTATACTGACTGTTGGAGGTGTCAAGTTCGATCCGTACACAACTGTCGAACCCGCACAAGGTATGTACTTCCGTGTTGATGTGGATTCTCAGACAGCGATGGGAAGAGATGTCATGCAAGACACCTTAGACTGGTGGGGCAAACAGGATCCAGAAATAATGGAAGAAGCATTGGGCGACAAGGACAGAATATCAACAGACGAAATGGTCAAGACACTCAACAAATGGTGTGTTGGTGTTGATGTGTTCTGGTGCCAAGGTCCGCTATTCGACTATGCAATACTGCAAAACTTTTATGCACAAATAGGAATACCTGTACCATGGAACTATTGGCAGATAAGAGACAGCAGAACACTGTTCAGTTTAGTGCCGAGAGATCCAAATGAGAAGAGAACAGGATTACACAACGCATTAGAAGACTGTTACTTTCAAGCAAAGAAAGTTCAGAAAGTTTACGCACAACTAGGAATCAAGAATGCCAGATATTAAATGGTACAACATCCAAGACCTCTACACAATTAAAGATTACAAAATTACGCACAGGAAAGATCCTGTTATCAAATGGATTAGATTGCCATGTGTTTACAAGATAAAGATCAATTCAAAAGTCGTTGACGTTGGCAGATCAGATACCTGTAAAAAACACGGTGGTGCCGAAAAGGTGAGGAAAGCATTGGTAAATTTATTGAACGTTCTTGACCATAATCCATCTGTGACAAAAACAAAATATTGGGAAAAAATTAGATTGCAACACAAACCAAATAGTAGTAATATAAAGATAGGAATCATAAAAACAAATGCAATCGCAAAAACCTATCTACAAGAAGCCATTTGAAGTAATAGACAGTTACGAAGAATCAACCTGGCTAGGAAACGACACACCTTTCTTTGAGAATGAGTACACAGGCGTCTTCAATGACAAGTTCCCTTGCGTGGAAGGACACACACTATTCATACCCAAAAAGAACAATCCAGAATACATAGGTAAATCATATGAACTTGCTTATGAGTATGGCGACCGTTGGATCAAAGAAGGTAAAATGACAGGCTTCAACATGGGCATGAACATAGGACGTTGTGCCGGACAGACAATACTGTGGCCACACATACACTTCATACCAAGGCACGACAATGACGCAGAACACCATGGTGGTATTAGATATGCACATCCTGGAGCGGATCACAGAGAACACTACTAATGAAAAGAATCAAGAGGCGTAGGATACCGGCACCCATTTATACTTCACCAGATGGTGGGGAAACTGTGTATCAACAATTACCAAATGGCGAACAGATTTTAATAGAACAGACCCAAAAAGCCAAGGACAACCAACAGGCTTTTGAAGAGATAGAAATGGTGGGGACAGAAGCGATAGAGCTCAGGAGAAAGTATCCTTCTCTACAGAAAGCATGGGACAGATACCTGACCGTATGGCATTTAATACACGAAAATGACTCAGATGTATAACTTTATGCAGATCATTTTTACCAGCAGTGTACGTGCTTCTGTGTGCGTTTAACGGGGTGATTAAATAGCATTATGACCAAGTTTGTAAGTGTGATCGGCAACGGTGAATCGAGGAGAGGTTTTGATCTAACACCACTCAAAGGTATTACCACAATGGTTGGCTGTAACGCCATATTCCGTGATCACAATCTCGAGTATGTTGTTTGCTGTGACAGGCATATGTGCCAGGAGGCCGCAAACACAGTTGGTAAAAATACCACAATCTACACCAGAGAAAATTGGTACAAACAGTTTGCGTATTGGCCCAATGTAAAATGTGTGCCTGAACTTCCCTACGAGGGAGACAAGAGACAAGACGAACCTTTCCATTGGGGCACCGGACAGTATGCAGGTTTAGTTGGAATGAGTTTCAAACCAAAGGCAATTTTTCTCATAGGCATGGACCTATGGGGCATCGGTGATAAGAAGGGACCTGAGGGTGTCAACAATATCTACAAAGGGTCAACCGGTTATACCTACATCAAAAGGCCAGTGGATCCTAGGTATTGGATATACCAGTTTGATAAACTGTTCGAACATTCAGACTGCAGGTGGGTGGTGGTAAATCAAGAAGATTGGAAGATGCCCGATGAATGGAAAGCACACAAGAATGTTTTCCAAGAGACTTACGAAGGTCTAGCCAAATGGATCAACAAGCAGTTGACAAAAAAATAATACACATATAAAATTATAACATGATCAAACCCATGTTAGATAATCTTATGGTGCAACAGCAAATAAGGGCACCACACAAACGTTGGAAACACATGGTTGCTGTTATGTGTTTGAATCTCACATACCGAAAGCACGTGAAGATTGTGTTACCAAAACTTTTCAAAAGATATCCCAATCCCAAGGCGTATCTGCGTGGAAGATTAGAAACACAACAACAACTGTTGAAGCCATTGGGCATGTGGCAGGTGAGATCAAAGCGAATAAGAAAGATGACAGAACAATACCTTACCTGGGATAAAAAAGAAGCCAGCGACCTACACGGCATAGGCAAGTACGGTTCAGACAGTTACCAAATATTTTTTCAAAACAACGTTCCTCCCAATGTGCAAGACAAAGAATTGAGAAAATACATTGACAATCTTGCAGTATAGTTTATAATAAGGTATGTTTGAAAATATAAAAGATGGAGATCTTATTACTCTAAAATTAGTATCAGGAGAAGAAGTGATTGCAAAGTACAAAAGCGGAGCAGACTCGTACATCAGTATTGAGAAAGCACTAGTCTTAATGCAAGGTCCACAAGGACTGGCGTTTGGAACATTTTTCTCAACAGCACAACAGGACAAGCCTATCAATATCGCGAAGGACAAAATCACATCTATTGCATATATCAATGATAAAATTCAAGAGGAATACAATAGGGTTTTCAGTAAAATTGAAGTACCTAAGAAACCTAGTATAATAACGTAATGGCTCATTTTGATAAACATTCAACCAGTATCAAGGCACTTGTAGACGTATCTGAAGCGATGCTCAACGCAATGGAGCAACATGGCATTGATCCTGAGACTGTTGCAAACAGAAATGAATTCACTGTGATGATACACTTTCTTAAAAGTATAATAGATGGAGAATTAAATATACCAAACGAACTTACGGAACGTATCAGAGATGTTGCATTCCAATCAGATCTAGATCAAAAGTTAAACAAGAAATTGAACTGATGATCAAGAGGACTCAAAGACTTTCATCCCTCTATAAACACTCTGCAAGTCATCAAAAAAGGAGAAAAGATGACTTACTACTCAACTAAAACATACGGACACAACATAGGACTATCAGCGGTGTTCAGACAACCCAATGCAGATCATTCTCATTGCCATCTGTTGCATGGATACAGTCTTGCTTTCAAATTTACTTTTGGATGTAAAGATCTTGACAACAAGAACTGGGCAGTGGACTTTGGTGGACTCAAGCCATTGAAAAAATGGTTGGAGAACAGTTTTGATCATAAAGTTGTACTTGACGAAAATGATCCTCACCTTGACAAGTTCAAGGAGTTGGAAGAAATGGATCTTGCAAGTCTGACAATAATGGACGGAGTTGGTGCTGAAATGTTCGCCAAACATGCTTTTGATTTTGCAGACAGCATGATCAGGGCAGAGACGAACAATAGATGTTTTGTGGTTAGTGTTGAATGTATGGAACACGGAGCCAACAGTGCCATCTACAAAAGAGGATAAATCATTATTTGATTTGGTCAGGGTTGGTTTAGACAACACCGCCTACTACGTAGAGATCTATGATACGCCGTTGGGCAAAAGATGGCTAGAAGCACTACGAGATAATTTGATTAAAAAGAGAGTCCTTGAAAAGAATTTCTGCTTCCTAGGATTCGCTGACAGCAAAAGAGATCTTAGATATCTCACACAAAAATTGAATGAAAAAATCACACAGATAAATTCTTTCGCTTTTGACCCGCCCTATGAAAAGATAGAAATGTTCAGCCAGGACGACTTCCAGTATTCTCAACGAAATGGCTACAGATTGAAACATGATGCTTGTAATCTATTGCATAGATATTTTGAAGAACTGCAAGGAACGGCATGGAAACTGTCCGAATACTACAAACAAGCGGATTACAAAACAAAGTATGCTATTAGACAGTTGAACAATCTCTGTCATGAGATAGAAAGTTGGGTGTTGTCATATCGTAAAAAAATGACCAACCCAGAATGGATGAGGCCGTCGCAGATTACTACCTTTTTGAATTCACCAAGACATGACTTACATGATGAGGATTATGAACTCTTCAAAAACAACAGATATCGAAGAGAACTAGGTGGTGTTTACCTACATTGGTCACAGGTGGGTAAGACGCTGTACGAAGTTTTCCGTGATGAGGGTGCAGTGAAGATGGATGAAGCCACTTGCTCTGAGATAAACCATCAAAAATTTTATTCTGGAGAGTTTGACATAGAATGGGGACAAACAATAGATGAAGACACATGGGATTGGAAACAAACAGAAATGAACGAGTACAGAGATTGGCTGAAACTTAATGGCTATGACTGGGAAGACCCTAAACTGGCATTGGGATATATCAAGATAGGACAGGTAGACCTGCAAAGGACGTTTGGAAAAGACGCCAAGTTCAAAGACATACATGAAACACTGTCAAGAAATTTAAATATAACTGATATCAAAATCATAGGCAATCAAACATACGAGTGTGATTATCCTTACACTCTTGAAAGTGAAGATTGGCAAAAGATACAGATGGAAACATTGAGGAAGGGTTATGAATCACGTAGTATGCGTTAAGTGGGGCAACAAATACATTTCTAAATATGCCAATGTGCTGAACAGCATGGTCAAAAGACACACCACCTTGCCTTATCAATTCCATTGCTTGACTGATGATGCCAACGGACTGGATCCTGAGATAAATGTTATCAAATTGCCCAACGAACCCTACATCAAAACATGGTGGAGCAAACTTTACATGTTCTCGCCGGATCTGCCTATAGAAGGAAACATATTATTCTTTGATCTTGACGTGGTCATATTTGACAACATAGACTCATTGTTTACACACAATCCGGGCAAGTTCCATATAATCAGAGACTTCAATAGATGCAGAGTCCCCAACTGGAAACTGTCAAATTCAAGTTGTATGAGGTGGCAGTCTGGAACCATGCAGTACCTATGGAATGAATACAAAGCAGATCCCAACAGAGTGACTGGAAGAAATCACGGAGATCAAGATTGGATAACAAAGAGAGCAAGTGCGGACATAAATCACTGGCCTGATGAATGGATCAGAAGTTACAAATGGGAAATGATTGGATTGAAGGACACAAAATTATTGACCAAGGACGGAAAAAGGTTCTTCCGTACTCCTCCCAAGATAGAAAAAGATAACAAGGTTGCGGTATTCCATGGATTGCCCAACCCAATGGAATGTGCGGATCAATTTGTAGTGGAGAACTGGAAATGAGGAAAGCATTTGGCAAAGTCAAAGTGAGGAAAATTAAGCCGGAACTGGATGACATACCAGAAGATTGTGGATACCAGAAGAAATTCCGTTTCAACGTTGACATGAACAGCAACGGAATCATGGGAGAGTGCATAGAATGGTGTCAGATCAACTGTGAAGGTAAATGGGGTTGGTGGTTTGATGGGCCAGCGGGAGATGACCCATATCAACACAACTGGCAGGAACAGAACAGTTTCATGAGTTTCCAGATAAAAAAGGACGCCACGAGATTTTGGCTGTCAATCGGTTTACAAAACATGGGTAATGGCAGAGATAATTAATAGTATGAAATGGTTCGATATCACAGATGCCGCAAAGGCACAGATGGAAAAATTACTTGAGAAGAATCCAGACAAATATGCAGTTAGTCTAGCAGTGCTGGGCGGAGGCTGTGCAGGTTTCAAATACGACTGGGGATTCATTGACAAAAAGGAAGACATCGGCAAGGACGACGAAGTGGTAGACTGGCATCACGGAAAATTCGTTGTAGATGAAACTTCAATGATGTACGTGGCAGGGACCAAGATAGATTGGATAGAAGAAACTTTCGGTTCCCAATTCGAAATAAGCAATCCAAATAGTTCAAGTTCGTGCGGTTGCGGAGAATCATTTGGGGTCTAATGGACACTGCATTCGTAATAGGCAATGGTGAGTCAAGAAATATTTTTCCAATAGATAAACTGAAGGGCAACGGTGTGATATATGGTTGTAATGCCATATACAGGGATCATCCAAAACTCTGTGATCATATTGTTGCGGTAAATCCTCCCATGTATGAAGAACTTGCAAAATGGCACAACAATGGTAAGGAGTCTCCTCAGATTCACGGCATAGATGACATCAGCGAATGGAACTACATCTGTGACGGAGACAAAGAAAACGACGCACCACGTGGCCTAAAAATTTATCGTATCTGGAGGGGTGGTAATCTAAAGAAGGGTGGCAGGATAAAGACAGAAGATTTTTCATTGAACAGGGGTTCTGGATGTTCGGCAGTTTTGATGGCGGCTGAATCAGGAGTTAAGAATGTTGTCATACTGGCTTTTGACATATTGGGTGCAAGACAGTGGGAGATGGAAGAGCCTAGCAGGGCACAGAATAACATCTATAAGAATTCACCAAACTACCCGGACAGGCACAGCATGAAGGCATATCTAAAATATGAGTGGATGTATCAACTGAGGCAAATATTTAGGAAATTTCCCGACACTAATTTTTATTTCATAAATCGAAGGGAGTACATAGACGGAAACAGTTTCTTGAGATGGTACTTCGATCAACCCAACATAAAGATAGGTATCTATGCACACTTGATGAGATGGATATCAGACGACCAGGAACAAAAAAACTGGGTGAACCTATAGATCGCAACGGTCACAGAAGTGTTTGTGGCCCTTTTCTACCCTCTCTGGATCTACTTTACTTTTAGGTTTTTTGAAAGTGTCGCCACAGGTGTCACATTTAAGCACATATATAATGTTGTTTCTTCTTACCGTGTGACAGATGCCTAGTTTGCTCTCTCTTTTGTACAATTTCAACGTTTTGAGCGTTTCTACGAACATACAATTATTTAATAAATATGTAAAACCGATATATGGCTAGATTAATAATAGACACAGGAATACAAGGAAACCCGGCGACAGGCGACAGTTTACGTACGGCCATGACGAAAGCCAATACGAATTTCTCAGAACTTTACACGGATTTGGCCGCTACAACATCAT